ATGAGTGCTGTTACTCCATCCAGAATAAGCATTTGCATTCCGCGATTGTACAACAGCATTAAATGGAACTGTGCCAGCCAATCCCCCAGATGTAACTGTACTAGCATAAACCCCAGTAGTGCTATTATAACCCACAGTAAAAGCTGGTCTATCAGGCCATTCTATTCGATTAGAAATTCCAACATGACCGCTACTGTCAATCGTTAGTGCAGTATTTGAGTTCGTTGGGTCTTGGATTTCGGTGACTTTTAATATACTGGTCATCCGCCAATCTCCTGAGCGGTTAAATTAGTTTGGGGGTAATGATTCCACGCCGCATCATCGTCTCCGTATGTTTGCCTATTCATCCAAAGTGTGCCGGAATTAGTCGTATTACCTCCATGAATTGCGTATGTAATTTGAGATGTCGTTGAAGGCGAATCATAAAACATTCCGTTATGGTTATAGGTTTGAAATTGCCATTGGTCAGTTGTCCATACCTGATGATTACCAAAAACCTCAAACCATACAGGAGTTCTATTACCTGAAGCATCACTGTTCTTCGCAATCTGTGTACTTGTTCCGCCAACTGTACGGAATAATTTAATTGCGGCGTATCTATTAGTAGATGCTCCATTAAACATACATGTTATCAGTATGTTACTTGATGACGATTTGGGCGTAATATTTAACGTCAGTAAGCTAGTAAATGTTCCTGCGCCAGTAACCGATGTCCTGCTATTGGTTGTCGCATGCACAGTCTGAACCACATGACCTGGAATAAATATCCCGTTGTTTGTGGTTTTCTCGTTGATGGTGTCTACGAATAGTGTTGACATAGCTTATCCTATTAAAAAACCGCTAAATCTAGGGTCATAGTTTCCAGACCCATCTGTGTAAGCATATGCGTGAGATATGTTTAAGCGGACATAATTTCCAGCGGCTAACTCTATAGTTCCTGAAGAGGAAATGTTAGGGTAGCTGGTGGTACTAGTAAGATAAGTATACCCTGCTACGAACCCGCTATAATTAGAGCCGCTGTCTGTTGACAGTTCAATTCTTGCAGATGCCGCTGTAGCAGCAGGTAATAGACCACCGCTTGAGGTTCCGCAAGCCAAAGAGGAGAAAGAAAAATAATACAGGCCAGCAATTGGGGCTACAAATCTTTTGTTAGTTGTATCGTAATGGGAGCCAACATTTGTATTTACTGTGTTAAAAGCAATAACATTATTGAAACCCGCTGTTAAGCCACTAGAAAGACTAACACTAAACGCTGGTCTAGTGGGCGTTGTAACCCTATCTCCACTGTCGATGACTAACGCATCTGTACTGCCAGCCGCTCTTCTAATCTTGTCTACATTTAGTATTGAAGCCATCTATGCCTCACAGTATTGTTAGATTACCGTTAACGGTAATTGTAGTTGATGAGCTTATGGTCAGCGGACCAATAGCTAGTGCGTTCTTGGTTGATGCTATTGTAGTGTTTTCACTCACACTTTGTCCATTGGTGCGGAACACAGCCGTGTCAACAGTCGTGTTTGTAGTCTGAAACTGTGGCGCAGTAATCTCAGCCGCAAATGTACCCCCGCTAGACTTGCTGACTGTATCTGTCACAGTAAACGCACGGAAGGCGCGAATGACTAATTCATCGTTTACCGTTGCGCCAGACGCTAGTGTAATTGTGTCTCCATTACTGGGGGTAAAGTCTGTGCTGTCGAGATGTACGCCGTTTAGATATACGTCTACATCATTGCCAGAAAAAGCTAATATTGCCCCGTTAGCATCCGCACCTGTAAACGCGGTCTGACTTGCTGTTGCGGTGTATTTAAACAACTGCATTGCAAAGCTAGTAGGCTGGTCTACAGCGCGACCAAAAAAGCGCACGGTAATCACATCGCCATTAGCTGGTGCGGCAGAAAAAGTTAATGTCGTACCTGACGCTGTGTACGCTTTGCCTATTCCCGGCTCTTGTACTACGTTACCAATTGTTACAATTAATGCCTCACCGCTAACAACACTTTGCGCTAACGTAAACGCTGTGTCATTTCCGTTGCCAGTAAACCTTTGAAAGGTAATATCACCAACATTTGGGTCTATGCCTATGTATGCCATTATCCCGCAATCTCCAAAACACTTAAATAGCTTTCACCATCACTTCCTGCCCCAGTGCTACTACCATAATTTCTATTAACGTAACCGTTATAACCGCTACTTCCATTTGCTATTTGCACCTTAAATGTTTGTGCAGAAGTTGAGCTAGGGGCATACAATCTTTGTGCATAATATTGTTGCGTTTCAGTTTCTGAATTCCCTGCATCTGGCCCAAAAGAAATATTCCAAACTTGACTTCCACTTCCTGCAATTAAAGTAGAATTTGCATAAACCGCAAAGTATTGACCGCCTGCGTTCCACCATCTAGTGCCAAGATATACAGAAGCAGTAACAAGAAATTTACTGCCTGTGGACGCAGGAGTCATTGTAACAGAAAGTCCCGTTACATCTGCAAAAGAAGTAGAAGTGAAAGTTTGTTGGTCTGTTTTACGGGCGTATTCTGCGGCAATAACAGAACCAGCAGGCATGCTTCGAGCTTGTATTTTGCTTAATGGCATTTCAAACTCCTATCCTACTAAAAATCCGCTAAAACGAATGTCATAGGTCCCGCTATTATCTCCATAGAGATACCCGTTGGCGACATTTACGCGAATATAATCTCCAGCCGTCAACGCTATAGTTCCTGAACAAGCCATGTTAGGATAGCTGGTACTACTAGCAATATAAGCATAACTATGAGTAAAAACTGTATAATTAGAACCAGTATCTGTTGAGCGTTCAAGTTGAACTTTAACCGCCGAAGCAGCGGCTACTTGACCGCCACCTGAATTACACCCTAAAGCAGAAAAATTAAATTGATAAATGCCAGCGATAGGCACAACAAACCTGTCGTTAGATATGTCAAAATGTGAACCAACATTTGTGTGTACTGTATTAAAGTTAACAGCACCAGTAAAGGCTGATGTGCTAGATGAATCTTGAGAAACAAAAAAAGCTGGCCTTGCTGGCGTAAGTATGCGACCAGTGCTATCAATTGTCATGGCTGTATTAGTGCCGCTACTGTCCTTTATTGTCGCCAAATCTAACTCAGTTGCGCCTATCTTGGCTTTTGTCACAGCATCGTCTGCCAGCTTCGCAGTTGTAATAGAAAGGTCTGGTGCTTCTAGTCGTGTTGTTACTTCTGCCTGACCGCGATAGATAACGTACACATTGCCTGTGCCTAGTGGCGGGGCTTCATCAAATGTCAGGGTCGTGCCAGATGCAGTGTACGACTTGCCAGATCCAGGCTCCTGCTGCACGTTGTCAACAAATACCTCTAACTCCTCACCAGTGTTCACAGCGCGGTTAAGGGTAAACGCGGTTGCCGAACCTGTGCCGTTGAAAGACTGACTTGTTGTCTTTGTCAATGTTTTGTTTGGTTGTGCACCGATGTATGCCATTATACTGCTATTTCTGTTACACTAATAAAAGATGTGCCTCTTTCATATTGATAACCATCCGAATCTAATTTAGTTTTATTAGTGTACCAATTATAATTTGTACCGCTTCCTTGATAAACCCCTACTTTATACGTTACTTGAGAAGTCGTTGAGGGTGTATCAAAATAGCTGTAAACTACGTGTTCTGGCGTAGACCCTGAATTGGCAGCTTCATAAGTTATAGATGTACCCATAAGAACACCTATTGCTCTGCCGCTTGCCGCTGGCGCACTTAACTTTGTTGAATCTCTATAAAAAAACCAAACTGAATTATATTTAGGAGAGTCCGCCGCCCACTCACCGTTTACCATTGCATCGATTCTTATGATGCTACTGGTTGATGTAGGGGTAATGTTTACCGATAAGTGGTCTAATGATTGATTTGATTGAGTTGCACAAGTAGTTTGAGTTGTGCTTGTGTATTGAAGACTTTGCACTTGCAACACAGTGCCAGCAGGCATGGAAGCAGCGGAAATTGCACCACTTGCTAGCTTAGCACTTGTTACAGCATTAGAAGCTAGTTGTGCAGTGTCTACCGAACCAGTGGGTAATGAAGCTATTTGATTTGCACCTATTGTACTTAATGCCATTAGGTAATCTCCAGTACAGACAGGGTAACATCAGCCGCTGAATTTTGGCTTGCCGTTATCCTCAAGATGTCAGAAGCATTCATCACAATTTTCTGGTCACCACCAACAGCTACCAGTGATGAGCCAACGGGGACAATGGCTGATTTGACAATATGTACATCGTCGCCATCGTTGTTAATTAGCTGTACGTTTACCGTGATTGAAACCGTCAATATGTTAGCAATGTTCAAGCCAATGATTGTTGTCTCTGTCGCGCTGGGGCAGGTGTAAACATCTGCGTTGGATGTCCCCACTGCGGTGTCTGTAAATGTTTTAAATGCGTTAGCCATTTTTCTATCCCAATGCTATTGCGAATGCCAACGCATTCGGGTCTTGTTCTGTAAAGTTTTGCGCTACATTACTCGCATTGTTAAATATCATCTTCTCTGCTGGCAACGTGCAGAAAACAGTGCGAGTACCTGATGTCCAGTTAACAGCGGCATCGGAGTTGCTAGACTGCAATATTGTGGTACGGGCCAAGGTTGTACCAGATGCAGTGTAGGTGCCGATACCTATCTCAAAGTCAGTTCCGTCTGTACAGCAATAGTATGTAGTATTTGAATTACCTATTTGACTGAAAGCTTCAAAACCACCTACTGCACCCGCAAGCGTATAAGTGCCTGTGCCAGTGGTAGTTGTGGTTTCTTTTATACGGTCTTTCAGAACAAGAGCCATTACTTCAATTCAATAGTCAAGTTGTTTGAGTTAATACGGAAAACATCACCTGTAGCAATTGTTTTTGAAGCATCTAACGCACCAATAAACAATATATTTCCACTACTCGCCGCATCTGCAATAAATGCATGTGTGACTGTGTTTGTTGTTCCTGTGGACGCGGGAAACTCGAAATTGTTAGTGTTTTTTATTGTCTGTTGATCTGTGCTAGAGCTTGCTAAAGTCCAGTTAGCCGCAGTAATTTGAACTCTTGCATAACTGCCAAAATTAGCTTCAGTTAAAGAGCCAGCTTCCGCGTCAGAAACAGCCGTTGCTAGACCAACATATATACTATCCCCTGGTGAAGCAAAGGTTACACCACCAATAGCTGCGTTGTTTTTAAAAATAAAATTGAGCAGTCGATGCTCAAGATATGTGGTTGCTGCGTTACTTGTTGCCATTTGTTACTCCTAAGTCCTTGGCTTTTCTGGTAAACCTCTACGATAGGCGTCTGAATTTTCTCTTGCTTCCGCTAAGTCCTTTAGACGCATAAGTTCTTGTGAAAACCGTTGTTCGTAAAGCCCCATCATATCCGCTTCGCCTTTCATGTAAGTATACGCTTCCACAAGTGAGCCGTAAAGAAGAGCGTTAGGGGCGTTCTCGCTCAACCATGATGTTGCAGAATCTGCTCCCGCAGTAATACTGGCTGGTCTATAGTAATAATGCAGCTCAACAGTGTAATTACTGTCTGGAGTGGGGCCCACGATAAAATTATCTATGTCAAATACACCATAATATTTTGGAACACCGTTAGCTCCCTTATCTAAATTATACTGTTGAACAAAATTAACGTCTTTAAACAATAGAAAATCTTGGCTTCCAGCCGTGGTAATTTGCAAAGAAAATGAAGCAAGATAATCAGTTGGACAACTTAAAAAGGGGTCGCCATTTGACAACGCAGAAGTAGCGTTTTTTCTGAACAACTCAAGATCAACAAGGGTAAAGATGCGATCTTCTGCGCCGCGAATAAACACAGGCAAATTAGTAACAAAAGAAGTCTCAGTGTTTTCTGAAAAATCTTGTATAGCTTGTTTTAACTCTGCGTATGTAAACGACATATTACTTGCTCATTATACTATTGTTATGTTTCCAACCATGCTGCTGTGATTAGTGCATTGATAAACTAAAGAGGAGTCACTCGGTTCATGCGGCACAATAAACTGCGTTAGCCCAGTTGTGCTGTTGTAGTTCTCCGTGACCCCTGTTGTGAAAGCAGAGCCGCCGCTAGATGTTCTTATTTGCAAAGGGTGACCACTTACATGAGCAGAGTTGTCTATCAAATAAGTATGACCTTTGTAGAAGGTAAAGTT